GCAGGGCATACGGATTTGAGATTAAAAAAAAGTTTTTTGCTGATGCGAATAAATTTGTGTTATCACGTATCCAGCAATCGCTATTTGTGTAATTTAAACAAAAATAGAAATGGATATAGATAAATTTATTAATAGTACTATCAAAAGCTATGAATGTTATCGAAAGAATTGCGACATTATAGCTGAGGAGGCGCAAAGATATATCGACTTTGACAATTTCGTTTCTTGCGAATATATCAATGGCGTAGGACTTAGTATATTAGTAACATTACCTGAAACAAATGATTATACTATTCCCGAATGTGTATGTCCTGTAGTAGGATTCTTTGAATATGCCAAAGGAAAGGATAAAATATCAGTGGAGGATATTAAAAAACTATCATTATGAAACAGACATTAGAATCGGCAGCAATAAATGAATTGTTTTTCAGTTATGCTTGTACGTCAAGAAGTTTATCATTTGAGGGATTGGTATATGACAGAAATGCAATGCTAAATATGTTCCGAAAAGGTGCTGAATGGCATGCAAAGCAATCCCCGTGGATAAGTGTTGAGGAACGGTTGCCGAATAAAGGTCAGCGTGTTTTAGTCGGATTTTTATATTACTATAAATACGATGATAGAGAAGCTGAATCACGTAAGCATATAGATGTATTCACGTATGAAAATGGTATATGGACTACTGATAGTGATATATCATATTTAGGAAAAAGTGTCGAGAAGGATGATATTAAGGTTATATGTTGGATGCCTATTCCCTCTTTCGATGAAATACTGGAAGCCAACAAGGATGTACTGGAACGGATTAAAGAGAAAGGAGATTGATATGGATACAAAACGGACATTGTACGAGATAGAAGTAGCTCTATCCAAACATGACAATTTTAATTTTATCCGGAATATAATAGCTTTCAACGTAAACGGATTATCGGAGGCGCTAAATATCTTCCATGAATGTGATATGCTTGTTTTATCAAAGGCAGGATATCTAACAGAAATTGAGATCAAGCGTAGCTGGTCTGATTTCTTAGCTGATTTCAAGAAAGCACATTCACATGGTGGGAACGGTATTATCAAGTATTTCTATTATTGTATTCCAAAATCTTTGCTTGAACGTGCTTATGATAAGCTGGATGAATTAAAAGCTTCCTATACAGGGATAATAACATACGATGAAAACATGAAGATAACACTTCATGGACATAGACGAGTCACTCATGATGGAAATTATTCATATCATTTTGTTGAGCAATACCCATATCGTAAGTTGTTTCTTGAAGAACAGCTTCAAGTGGCTCGTTTCGGTGCAATGCGAGCAATAAAATTAAAGGAAAAGTTAATTAATAGCCATTTGGCGTAAAACTCTACTGGAAATGAGTGAAACGAAAATCATATTAGATGCCTGTTGCGGTAGCCGGATGTTTTGGTTCGACAAGGAAAATCCTTTGACCTTGTTTGCTGACATCAGAGATGAAGAGCATACTCTTTGCGACGGTCGAAGCCTGAAAGTCCATCCGGATATTGTATCTGACTTTACCGATATGCCATTTTTGGATGAATCCTTTAAACTGGTGGTATTTGACCCGCCCCATCTTCTAAAGGTTGGTCAAAATAGTTGGTTGGCCAAGAAGTATGGTAAACTTCCCGAAGATTGGCCAAGGGTGATAAAAAAAGGAATTGATGAATGCTTTCGAGTACTTGAAGATTACGGCGTTCTCATTTTCAAATGGAATGAAGACCAGATAACGGTTAGAGAAGTATTGAAAGCCATCGGACGGCAGCCGTTGTTCGGTCACACCACCGGAAGACATGGCAAGACTATGTGGATGTGTTTTATGAAACTACCAATTTACGAATAACAATGAGTATATTATCAGACGAATGGTGTTGCATGAATTGTGTACACCAAGAAGAATGTTTATTGGACGATCCAGAGTTGAACTTATTAGGATATTGTATGCAATACGAAGACGAAGAATGGGAGGATTAACTATGCCTACAGTATTAAGAGAAACCTATCCAACAGCCAGGAAAGAGCATGGATGTGAGTTTTGTTGCGAAAAGATAGCGATAGGACAAAAATATGTCCGTCAGACAAATGTCTATGACGGAGTAGTGGGCGACTTCATCACACATCAAGAATGTAAAGAAGTAGCCCATGAATTGAATATGTATGATGATTGTGATGACGATGGATTATGCGGAGAACAGTTTAGGGAGGAATTGGACTTATACGTACATGTCAATCATTACGATGATGAAGCGGACGACATCTGTTCTGATTGGCAGTTGAATTACTATGAGATAGCGAAAAAGGTATTGAAAGAACTTAAAAACAAATAACTATGGGATTTACAACAGCAGCGTTTATACGCAAAAATACACCGGAACTCCGGAAGAAATTGGAGGAGTTGGGATATAAATGCTCTTCGTTGATTGAAGATAGACCTTGTTTATTTACAGCATCATATTTAAATGCCTATCATTCTATTCCCCCTGAATGGTTTGATGATGATAATCCTCATACAACGTATAATTGTGCAGGCCGTATTGATTGCGGAACCAACGAAGAGCTTTTCTTGGCTATTGCCGCATTGAGGGATGATACAAATGAAAATCAATGGTTTACCAATGGAGAAGAATGGGCATATCATCCAAAAACAGAATGTTGTTCACCATGTAATACTGTATATAGAACATTAGCTTTTGATTATATACCTAAAGATACTAACATGGTAAATTATCATAAGGCCACAGTGAAAGAGCTAATCGAACACTTTAAAGAGAAGGAGGTGAATCATGGATAGCGTACAGACACAGACCATTTCTATCAAGGGGAATGACGATGCTGTGGCATATATTGATTTTTGTGATGGAGATTTATGTGTTTCTGTTGTAGCAGAAGGCAAACAGGCTGATTTTCACTTTGAACCTATCACTTTGAAAATGTTTGCCCATGCTTATAAGTTACATTGTGAGGAACTAAAGAAAGGAGAATTAGATGAGAAAGTATAGAATATCCAGATACGGTTTGTTTTACCACATATTTGACGTGGAAATGAAAATGTGGTATGGTTGGATCGTGATAAAGAGATTTAAGGCAGATGTAAGCAATGTAGATACAATGATAGATGATATCATTTATTGCAATATGTTAGCTGAGGAACTTTTGGAAAAATTGAAGGAGGAATAACTATGAAATCAAAATTAGTGTTATCAGTCGAGCAAATGAAATATTTGCGGGAACTGGGATTAAATACAAGTGATGCAAGTATGTGTTATTGCTGTTTTTATGGCAATATAGAGGAAGAATGGGAACTTGAAATATATGAAGATGTAATTAATCAAAAAAGAGATAGTACATTTTTGGATATAGTCCCTACTTACACCTTTCAGGAAATTATAGAATTACTGCCGAAAGAAATTAAGACAGTTACAGATACTTATTATCTTACAATATCCACTTATGATTGTGATGTATGGTCTATATACTATTCAATGTCTGATGAATTTGATTACTATAAAGAGTTTAAATCAGATTCATTAATTGACGCAGCCTACGAGATGCTTTGCTGGTGTATTGAAAACGGATATATTAAAATTAATCAGTTATGAAAGCAAGAGTAAAAGCAACTGGAGTTTTAATAGACGTAATTCCGAAATTCAATATAAATGCGCAACATAGTGATGATAATTTATATGTATGCGATAATATGATTTTCAGAGAATGTGACCTTGATTTTTTGAATATTGGAAATTCAGCAATTGATTGGGAACAGAGACGCTATGAAATAGCAAAGGAAACAGTTACTGCAATAATGTCAAATGAAGATTTCTATCATCAGGTTTTATGTGAGGGAGCAGAGCATGGTCAAAGACAAATTCAAACTAATATTGCACGTGCCGCAGTTATATTTGCTGATGCTCTTATTGAGGAATTAAAGAAGGAGGAATAGCCATGCCAATAAGCGAAATAGCAGAATTAATACTTAAAATAGCGTTATTCATCCTCAATGCCACAACCGTTGCCATTGTTGTAATTTTGATAAGCAAATGGCACAGACGCATGGAGGACAAGCTGAATGGTATCAAAAGTTATATTCAGCACGTAACGGATCGCAATGACATCGTATACATCAATCAGCTTGAAGAGATAAAAAGAGTACTGATAGAGTCTGAACGTTACGAAGATGCAGCCAAGATAAGCAAGTGCATTGAGGATGAATACAGTAATCTTAAAAGAAAAATAGAAGACGGAGAATAAATAATTGATCCTTTAAAATGATTATGAAGCAAGAGATAAACAGCAACCTATTGGCGGAATGTATGAAGGAAGCCATGAAAGTGGAATTCCTGGAAACCAGCGAAGAGATAGAATTATATGCTTATGCCCTGTATAATGCGGAAATGTGGGGGAAGAGTGTAAAGTAAAAGAGCGTCACCCGAACCACCAGATAGACGCCCTTCCATAATTCATAGTACAAATATACTATTTACTTCTAAATAATCGTACTATGTTTTCAGAAATATCAGAGTTAAAATCTATTAGAAAGCAAAAATCCATATTGTCAGAAAGAGAGTCTGAATTATCTGCTCCTATTATGTCAGATCTGGATTATATTCCATCCATATATAAATGGTTTTGTGAAATACAGGACTTTAGGGATTGTCCGGGAAATAAGGATAGCGTTCATATCAGAAAGAAGTTTATATTTATTATTCTTTTCCTTTATGCTCCCAGTGTCTTGGCCGGTGGGAGAATGCCCAAAGGACTTCGGGATAAGATTGCCGAGTCGGTAAATATCAGCGATAAAACATTTATTTCCCACAATATCGAAACTGTGGTTGTTCTCTACAATAATTATAAGGACTTTCGGAAGGATATAGAGTATATTTACACTGGAATTATTTCTCGGTTGAAAGACAATGGTATAATAAACAAGGTATGATAAAAAGAGAAAATATAGCAATATCTAAAGTGTATCCCAATGATGGTCAAATAGAGAGATTGCCAAAGAACCCCAGGCTTATCAAAGGAGAAAGATTTCGTAAGCTTTGTAAATCAATAAAAGAGCTTCCCGAAATGACAGAGGCAAGGGATATTCTTGTTTACCCGCATAATAATGGATATATTGTAATTGGCGGCAATATGCGTTTACACGCTTATAGGCATTTAGGATGGAAAGAGGTGCCATGCTGTATTTTACCGGAAAATATGCCGATAGAGAAGCTTCGTCAGATGCTTATTCAAGATAATAATCCATTCGGAGAGACTGACTGGGATATGATTGCCAATGACTGGGATAGCAAGGAGCTCAATGATTGGGGTTTTGAGGTCTGGAAGGAAGCAGAACAGAAGCCAAAGAGTAGCAAATCGGAGGCTCAGTCAGAAGAAGAAAGTGAAGAGGATATAGAGAAGGTTGATTTTTACGATATGATGCTTGGCGACCGCATATATGACAGCAACAATGAGTTTGACATACCGAACCTGCTCATCGACCATCAGCCAACAAGCGGATTGCTTCTTCCGTTTGCCGGGTGGGGAGCGGACACAAGAGCGAAGAAAGGCATATCGACCTATCATTTCTACGTGGAAGATTACCGTTTCACCAACATTTGGAATAATCCCGTTTCGGTATTGGATAGTGGTTGTACCGAATTGGTAGAGCCTAACCTTTCTTTGTTCGATACTACCCCTATCGCCTATGGTTTGCAGCTTATCTACATGAAGCGTTGGATAGCTCGCTTTTGGCAAGAGTGTGGTGCAAAGGTGTATGCTGATCTCAATGTGGCGCAAAAGTTCTATAAGTACAACCGTTTTGGCATTCCTGACGGTTACAACGCTTTTGCCACACGTGGCTATGCTGATAGGCAGGAATATTTGAAGATGGAAATACAAATCGCCCGTGAAATATCAGGAAAGGATAACCCCAACATGATTGTTTACGGCGGTGGTGAGCAAATAAAAGAACTGTGTACACAGAACAATGTGCTTTATGTGGAGCAGTTCATGGCTAACAGAGTGAAGAAAATCAAGAAAGGAGGTAAGAATGGCTAAAACAAGTGGAGGAGTAAGAAGTGGCAGTTCCTCACGAAGTAGTGGAGGAAATTATCAAGCGTCTGTGGCAGTACAAAACCGACAAGGGGATACAAGGTGGTTGCAAAAGAGCTTCCGTACACAATCGCAAGCGGAAAAATGGATTGATAAGGTGGCTTCTCGTTTTGACAGTCCGGCAAAATCGGGCTTTGCGACAACGGCAGCCATTGACAAGGACACAAAACGCGGCACTCAATATGATATCTATAACCGTGATTTGACTCGTGAATTTGAAAGGAAAGACGCACGGGAGTTTAGAGCTGGACGTGGTGGATATGTGGGGGTGACTCCGCAAAAAAAGAGGAGAAAACGATAATGGCTAAGACTTCGGGAGAAATAAGGGGCGGTGGTGGTAAAAACAGAAGTAAACAAGAAAGAGCGATTGCCATAGCAGAAGAAACTATAAGGCGAAATAAATATGAAACGGCTGTTGCATACGATAGTAAAGGAAATTTATTGCTGAACAAAAAAGGTGGTTCCCGTTCTGTTAGATTTACCAATAGTGAAATTGCAAAAGCAATAATAAGTATTTGAATAATTAAAATCAACCGTTAAACAAGCGTTTTGGCAGGAGAATACGAACATATTAAAGGCAAAGGCAACCGCTTTTCGAGTACCAACCAGCCCGCAAACCGTGGCAGGAAGCCCAAACTATACACCATTGCCAAGAAAGCCTACAACGTGTCGCGTGAGGAATGGAACGAGGTCAAGTTGTACCTTCTTCAGTGCACGCCGTCGGAAATAGATAAAATCATAGACAAGAAAGACACTCCTATGTGGGTGCTTATCCTTGCAAGAGGGTTGAAACGGAACGCGGCAAAGGGCATAACTGACGTATTGGATGGCATGGAAGATAGGCTGTTTGGACGTGCGCCTATTGCACAGGATGAAGACAGCACCTTGTATTCCGAAAACGGTATCGACATAGATAAATGGATGGAGGAAAACGAAAGTGAAGATTGAACCGCAAAAGATATATGCACCTTTGTACCGCAACAAGGACAAATTTATTATCCTTGTGACCGGAGGGCGTGGCAGTGGAAAGAGCTTCAATGTTTCCACCTTCATTGAAAGACTTCTTTTTGAGGTTCGCCATCCTTCACCTGCAAAAAGGATTGTACACCAAATCCTATATACACGCTATACGATGGTTTCCGCTCATATATCCGTTATTCCCGAATTTATGGAAAAGGTGGAATTGGACGGACATTCCAAGTTTTTCAAGAGTACAAAAACTGATGTAAAGAACTTGCGAAGCGGTGGATGCGTAATGTTCCGTGGAATCAAGACTTCTTCGGGAATACAAACAGCCAAATTAAAATCCATACACGGTATTACTACATTTGTGGTTGATGAAGCAGAGGAGTGGGTTTCAGAAAAAGAGTTTGAAACAATCATGCTTTCAATCCGTCAATTAGGAATACAGAACCGTATCATTATAGTGATGAACCCTACGGATAACAATCACTGGGTTTATAAGCGGTTTATCGAGAAAACTCATAAGCTGGTAGAGATTGACGGTGTACAGGTTCAAATCTCCACTCACCCGAATGTACTTCATATTCACACTACCTATTTTGATAATTTGGAAAATCTTTCACCGGAGTTTCTGAAAGAGGTTGAGGATATGAAAGTAAATGATCCAGATAAATATGCTCACGTGGTTATCGGCCGGTGGGCTGACGTGGCGGAAGGTGCTGTGTTCAAGAAGTGGGGCATTGTTGATGAGTTTCCGATTTGGTGCAAAAAGGTTGCTTTTGGGCAAGATTTCGGGTATACTCATGACCCGTCCGCCTCTATTCGCTGCGGAATTATTGATAATGCTTTGTACTTGGATGAAATAGATTACCGTACCGGGCTTCTTTCCTCTGATATCATTAAAACGCTTCGTCCATGGGGATTGAAGGTTATAGCCGATAGTGCTGATCCACGGTTGATTCAAGAGATACACAATGGAGGGATAAAAATATATCCTGTCGAAAAGGGTTCGGGTTCTATTAACGCAGGTATAGACAAAATGAAGACCATGGAGATTTTTGTAACTAAACGTTCATACAATCTTCAAAAAGAACTACGGAAATATGTGTGGGCTAAAGATAAGGATGGGAACTATATAAATGAACCGGAAGATCATGATAACCATGCCATCGATGCAGCTCGTTATTATGTATTGGGTGAGCTTCTTGGTAAAATTCAGAAACCCAAGGATTATTCGGGGATTTTTGGACGTTAAAAATATATCAATATGACATTAGAAGAGATTTTATCATTAGAAGATGTAGATCAGAAGATCGAATATTTGAAGAAAGGACGTAAAACGGAGGAACCCAATACCGGTGAAAACTGGAAGGATTGGAACGCTGATTTGCATGAAATCATTGTGGATAAAGAAAAATACCCGGACATCGAAGTTGTTGAAGAGAAGGAAAGGGAAGAATGGAATGATAGTACCGGTAAAAGCACTACTATCCCAGCTAAAAAACGTACAGAACCGTGTAACCGTATATCTATTCCGTTGGAGCAAGATATAACCAATATTCAAACAGCGTTTACAGTAGGGGTTGAGCCTAAGATGGATTGCGTTCCGTCAAATGAGGATGAAAATGGGTTATTTTATGCTATTCAACAAGTATTGAAGAAGAATAAAATAAAATACCAGAATAAACGTATCGTTCGTTCTTGGCTTTCTGAACAGGAATGTGCCGAATACTGGTATGCAGTCAAAGATGATTCGTTCTGGACTAAATTCTGGAATAAAATACAGAGGGCTTTCGGAGGAAGTGTAAGACCGCAAAATAAGCTCCGCAGCGTAATATGGTCTCCGTTCAGGGGAGATAAACTTTACCCTTTCTTTGATGATGCCGGAGATTTGGTTGCTTTCTCACGTGAATATAAAAAGAAAGATCTGGACGATGTAGAAATAGTATGCTTTCAAACTGTTACTGCTACCCATGTTTACCAGTGGGAAAATACGAATGGGTGGGAAGCGGTAGAAGAGAAGTCTTTCAGGCACGGGTTCAAAAAGCTACCTGTTTTATATGGTTATCGTCCGGAGACTTATTGCCATAAGATAAAGACCATACGGGTACGCATTGAGAAGATATTATCAAGTTATGCCGATTGTATAGACTATCACTTCTTCCCGTATTTAATGCTCTTTGGGGATGTGTCAGGCTTTACAGGAAAGAAACGAAACAGGATCATACAATTGACCGGAGATAAGGCGAACGCTCAATATCTGACCTGGAATCAGGTTCCTGATACGGTTAAATTGGAACTTGAAGGGCTTACTAACAGGGCGTACGATCTGACGAATACTCCACGTATATCACCGCAAGAGTTGAAAGGTCTTGGAAATGCCATTTCAGGGAAAGCGTTCAGGTATATTTTTATGGGTGCGCACATGGCGGTATCTAATCATGCGGAAGTAATTGGAGAGTTCTTTCAACGGAGGGTAAACTTTTTGGTATCAGCTTTGGCGGATATTAACCCATCCGAATTTGACAAGGCGTCCCAGACTATTGATATTGACGTGGATTTGGCTCCGTATATGATTGATGATATTGATGAACGAGTAGCAACGGCAGTTAGTGCAATAGAAGGTAAAGTATGGTCCCGGAGAGAGGGAATTTTGTTTGCCGGTAATGCCGAAAGGGTGGATGAAGTCCTGAAAGAGATTGAGGAGGAAGAAAAGAGTGAGGTTTCTATATCTTCTGAATCAGTCAAAAAGAACAGAAATGAGAGTGTGTAGTCAGAAAAAATACGGGGGTTATACAAAAAGTGTAGGAAATATAGAATAAAATAGTGAGTTGCTATAAGTTTACTAGTGCATAAGTCGGTTTTAGTCCCAAAAGACAAATAAACCACAATTCGCTTATTGTGGTTTTCCAGAAGTGAAAATTTTAGGCTTATAATTGGATATGAAATAAATTTGTGCATAGAAAATAATACGGCTATCCTCACGGCTGAAAGATATAACGCCATCGGTGAGAAGTGAGGAACTTGCCTTTGGCGCTTTTTTATATGCCAGGCGTGGCAGGTTCAGCAGGTCGGTAAGGCGTGAAGAGGTTCGAATCCTCGCTTGCTACAAAGTCGGACAAATTAAAATCCCCAAAAGCGGAAGTGTCCGAGCCGCTAATGGGGATAGTATTAACTATTTAATAATGCAAATCTATGAAAAAGAAAGCAGAAATTAAAAAGTATGATGCTAATATTTTAGAAAATATTGGTAGAGATGGAGATTTATTATCTTTAACTGATCTTTGGAAAATTGCAGGTAGTCCACAAGGTAAAGAACCTGCTCAATGGTTAAGACAAGAAGTAACTCAACAGTTGATTGAAACTGTAAGCGGTATTTTAAATGTGTGTCAGAACCATATTATAAAGTCAAAGCGCGGGAAATCAGGAGGTTCGTATGCGCACAGACAAATATCACTTGCTTATGCTAAGTATTTAGACCCTGCACTCCACGTATTGGTCAATGAAGTTTTCTTTCAGCATATCGAAGAAGAAAAGAATCCAGACCTAATAGGCCAACGATACATAAAAGCGTATGAAAAGAGAGGAAAGTCTGCTGATTGGACTGCTGAACGCCTAAAATCTATCGGAACCAGGAATATGTTCACAAGAACATTGGCGGCTCATGGCGTATCCGGGGATGGATTTCGTAATTGTACCAATGCCATATATGAACCTCTTTATGGAGGAACTACTAATGTGATCCGGGCAAAGAAAGGGCTTTCTAAAAATCAAAGCATACGTGATAACATGAGTAAGGTTGAGCTTGCAGCAGTCGGTCTAATTGAAGCTCTCGCTTCTGACGAAATAGAAAGAAAAGATATTCAGGGAAATGCGGATTGTGAGATAACTAGCAGAAGATCTTCACGTACTGTCGCAAATGCACTGATTGAACACAAAAAGTATATTATTTGATTTGTCCGGAAATAAAGAAAGGGCAGCCCTAAGCTACCCTTTCCCGCTGATTGGCGTCAACTAATGTGCCGGACCGAAGCCCCTGACACTAACTTATTTTGCTTTCTCTATTCTCATCTTTATTATCCTTGGAGCCGTTGAGTTCTTTATTCTTGTCTCGTTCTCCAACTCCTTAACCCTTTCCTTTAACTGCAAGTATTCATCAGTCAGTAATACAATTCTTTGCAGTAAAATTTCGTATAAGTCCATAGTGATATATTTTTATTAGTGTGATTCGTGTGATTCGTTTAATTTTTCGATATAGTTGTGGCTGTCCGGCATTGAAACGGACCGCTATAAATGTGCGATGTGTGTTATACTATCTTGGCTAGCTTTCCGTCAGAAGGTTTTCCGCCAAACAGGTGGTTCAGATAAGCCAATCCCTTTTGGGTAACTAGCACTTTGGTTACGACAAATCCCGGATGATTGTTGCGCTCGATGAATTTCTCCTTCATCTCGAAGTATCCGGCATCAATAAACCTCTGTTTTGGCTCGTTGCGGTTGGCGAAGAATACGCCCGCTTTCCTTAGCTTGTCGAATAAGGTGTTGCGCCCGAAACCGAGTTTCAGTATCTTGGCGGACATTCCTATGTCTACCTTGTCGTCGGTGGCAAAAGCTGCGTCGGCAAAGGCTGCCTTTGGCTGGAGTTTGGCGTTTTGCTGTTCTAGTTGCTTCTTCTCCTGTGCCAGCCGTTGCTTTTCCTCTTCCGATGATACGAGGGCTTTCAGGGCTTCGAGGTAGGTTTGGGGAGTTTGAGGTTTGCGCTTCTCTAGTTCGAGTTGTTCCCAGCGATCAATAATCTTCTCACGTAGTACTGCGTCGTAGCCGGAGGCGAGGATCAGGCAGCCTTTCTTAGTGAGTTCGAAGCAGGGGCGTTTTTCTCCCTTTTTGTCGGTGTATTCAACCTCCACAAAATTGTGGGCGTTGACTCCCTGTTTAAGTAAGTTCCTGATGTCCCGTAAGATAGCATCATGTCTTTTTCCTGTGAGTTCCGAAATTTCAAGCGAACTCATTCTATCCGTGTCGTGGATTAACGTCGCCATCAAACTACTGTTATTTGTTCGATTTTGATTGTTAGGATTACTGTTAAGCATAAACAATAAAAAAAGAGGTATTACCACCTTTCCCGCTGCTTAACACATTCCTAACAAATGCTGACATTCCATTACGGTTTGCCACGGGGGTATAGTAATACCTCGATATTTTAAGTACAAGCATAAAAAATGCTCGCATAAGTATGCAAGCTCCACTTGCATTTGTTAGGATTGTAAATATGTTAAGCGTTGCAAAGATACATACATTATTCATATTTCCAAATGTAAAGACTAAACTTTTCATGATTTTTTTTGATTTTATTGTGTTACTCTTGCTTAACACATGAAAAACCTGTCGTTATCATCACCGAACATCTTATATCCGGCAAGCAGGCTTAAAATGATGATTGTCATTTCTATCATATTCGTATATTTTAATGGCTGGCAGGGCTTTTCGCCCTGCTGGTTAATTTACTTATTGATTACTGTAATAAACTCACATTTAGCCCAAAGGGATAAGTCGTTACTATTCATATACTCTTGATTCTTTGCTTCGATTGCCTTTGCTTCTTGTTCGCTGATTTCTTTACCGTTTACAAAATACCGTTTCATAATCTTTATTTTTTAGTTGTTATTACTTTATTTCCTTTTTGATGTTACAAAGGTAATGGTTTATACATTACAAAACAAGAACAGAGTAATGTTTTATCTTTATCTTAACATTAATTAGTAATATGAATAGCATTACTAATTCAATAATGAGTAATTTTGTAACATTAAAATTTATAGATATGGATAATATTGAAGCATTACTAAAAGAAAAAGGGTTAACTAAGACGGCTTTATCTGATTTATTGGGTATCAAGAAACAAAATCTTAATGGATTGATGAAAAACCCGACATTGGAAACGATTAAAAAATTTGCATCTGTTTTGGGTGTTGAAACGTGGCAACTCTTTGCTTCTCCGGAAGAAGTACAACCCAAGAAAGACGGTCTTTCTCTCACTTGCCCTCACTGTGGAAAGGATATTAATATTAAAGTAGAATAGCCATGAACCAGCTAGAGTTAATCCAGAGCAAAATATACGAGATAAGAGAGCAAAGAGTAATGCTTGATTTTGATTTAGCGGCATTATACCAAGTAGAAACCCGTGTGCTCAATCAGGCGGTAAAACGAAATATGAAAAGGTTTCCTTCTGATTTCATGTTTCAATTAACTTCGGATGAGTGGGCTATCTTGAAATCACAATTTGTGATATCAAGTTGGGGTGGTACTCGCAAACTTCCTTATGCATTTACCGAACAGGGTTTAGCTATGCTTTCCGGCGTTCTTAATTCAGATATTGCCATACAGGTAAATATCAATATCATGCGTGCCTTTGTTGCTGTTCGGCAAATGCTGGCGAATCCACCCGTAGACCGGTTAGGTAACATTGAGAAAGAAGTCAAAGAGCTAAAGGAATACATAGAGGAAGTATTTGCCGACTATAACGACATCAACGACGATACCCGGATGCAATTAGAACTAATCAACCAGACCTTAGCGGAGCTTCAGGCGCAAAAAAGGATGGAGAATAAGCCACGTAATCCGATCGGGTTTATTAAGCCAGAGAAAAAATAAAGAGGACGCCCGTACATGATTTGCTAACCTGTGCGGGCGTTTAATTTCCTCCTACTTTTTATTTAATGCTAGAAAAAACACCCAAAAACAAAGAAAAATAAGGAATTATTTGCATTTGTGTGTGTTTGTATGTTATTTTGCCTCCGTACAACCATAATACACACAAAATATGAATAGAATATTTCTAATATTTGCCTTGCTGCTTCTTATAGGATGCAGCGAAGGAAGTGATCCTGTTCCAGAGCAAAATAATGAGGAAAATACGGAATCCGGTGATAATAATGCATTTCTAGTTAATGGTTTTAGCTGTAATATTGATTTTAATGAAGAAAACTACACCATAAAGGTTAGTAAAGATAATGAATTCCTTTTTGAAGTGTCCGAAGAAATAGGAAAAGGGACTAAGTTGGATATAGATTTGGGATATGGAAATAAAAAAGATGTTATCGCTTCATATATTAAAATTTTTGATATTCTTCAATATGAAAATACATATTATCTATTAGCAGATTTAAGAGACCAATCTGATATTTTGAGTTTTTGGGGAATTAGAAAGTTATATTCTTACGAGAATGGCAAGGTTCATGCAGTAACATTGAATACTAGTTCCTACTTGCCTACGAATATGGCATTTTGGTTTAAGAATAGTATAGTATTATCTGAAAAGTACCAAGTGTATCCAGAAGCAACTGCTTCGGAAGGACATGTGTATGATAATGAATTGAATCTTATAAGCAAGTATTCTCCTAACGGAATAGTTTTAGATATGACACATTGCGTTTCTTTAGAAGAAGTTCTTAAACATCATTACACAATCTGTTTCTATGACATACGCAATACATCTCCATTATGGTCATATCCAATAGACCTAGTAGGTGAAGATTTTGTTGCAAGCTGTCAAGACGCCTCTTATTCTTCGAATAATACAGTTCTTGTTAATGTAAATATCACATATATAACGGGGGAAAAAGAGGTCTTAAATTTTGAATTTGACAAGGAGACAGGAGAACTTATTAAATAAACACATAAAGTACACACAACATGAAGAAAATTTTGTTTTTGTTATGTTGTACAGTACTATTTACGTCATGTATGACAATCTGCTCCAAGTCTAATCAAGGCATTACTTTCACGGGAGAAAACGGTATTAAATTGTATGATGGTACAAATAATGTCAAACTAGGGGAAATAAAAGAAGGAAATTCTGTAACTGTAAAAGTTAAAAAGAAAATGGCAGATAAAACAGTTATTGCTAAGAAAGAAGGGTATGCTAATACTCCTTTGGTAATTGAATCTAATTTTAATGCTAAAAGTTTATGGAATATTCTTTTTTGGCCGGGATTTCTAATTGATTTAGGAACTGGGAAAATGAATAAATACGATCCGGTTATATATAATATTGATATGGAAAAAGAAAAATAACATTCTCATAGCCCCGTTCCAATTAAGGTTCGGGGCTTTTTATTTTCCAAAAGTTAAATATCTCATATTGCATTGAAATATCTTCCTAAAAGCTTGTTTAATTACCAAATGGTTATTATCTTTGTGGTGTCATAAGAATCGCGATCTTTATATGACTGATGAAGAAGAGCTAAAGGCTCGGATTGAAGCTGCGGAGCAAGACCTAAGCTTCTTTTCCCTCCATTGGAATGCAATAAGGGAAACTGATTGGATTTCAGAGGAGGAGCTTGAAGAAGGAATCAATGATGCGCTAGACGATTTGATTGATGCCAAAAACAAGCTGAAAGAAAAAGGTAGTCCCCCATAAGGGGCTACCATTTTCTCTTTAATTTATAAAAAATAATGCGTATGAATGCAAAGGAAGAACTTAAAAAGTGGAAAGATGATTTTGCAAAGGCTAAGACCGAACAAGCAAAATTGGAGCACAAGAAGCGTTTTAATGCGTATGTAAACTCTTTGTCACCTTCCGATAAAAAGGAGTTCTTGAATGAGTTTAAAAAAGGTGCAGAACAGGCTATAGATGAAGCAAAAAAACTGGCTAAAATTGCAAAAAGAAAAGAAAAACTAGATAAAGTTTTGGATTTTGCTTCAATGTCTTATATAGCAGAACATTATTTTGGTAAGTCTCGCCAATGGTTATATCAGCGGATAAACGGGAATCTGATAAATGGCAAGCCTGCTGATTTTACCCAAGAAGAACTTAAAACCTTATCATTTGCGTTATCTGAACTTGGGGATGTTATGAAGGATACTTCTTTGTGTATAATGAGATGATCGTGTACGAACTGGATTTCTCGGAGTCAACATTGTAACTCATTCCCGCCCCTCTTGCGAAGGGCGGTTTTTTGTTTCTAATATAACTGTTATTAGTGTTCTTCCTCTATCTGATAGCCAGCTAGAAGTTAGTGCTATTAGTGAGAGAAAAGCTGGTGCTGAAACTGTTAATAATCTAAATATTACTTAAAAGATTTATGTAATGCTCTTGATAAAACTGTTGTTTGATGTTGTTGTTGTATATTTGTACGTCGATATGTACGAAACACATAATTATATAGCAATAACACTTACTAGAAATATAGATTGTCTTACAATTAATTATTTCTATGAAAGGAGATAAACATGAAGCCATTATTGTACACGCAACACACACTGATGATAGAAAATCCTTCTAAATCACTTCTCATGCTTACGAATCAGCTAAGGGATAAGAAGATATCCCATTTAGAAAGAGAAGATTTTTTTATTTTCCCCAATAAATAAATTCTAAAACAATAATCCTAGTGAGAGATACCTTATATGTATTTAATAGGATTTGGCGACATGTATGAATGAACTATATGATAAATCTGAAATAAACTTGGAAGCTGCTATTAAGTTGCATGAGGCAGGAATGTATGATGCAGTTTGTCATCCTTCATATTACTCATGTTTGCAATTAATGAGCCATAAATTAATAAGAAAGGGAATGTCTCTATATGAACAAGGGGTAAAAGCTTCTGCTGATTATAATGGTCATTCCCACAAATGTTTAATATATGAAACATGTAAATTTCTGAGATTTGAAGGGAGTAGGGATAAACAAAATTACATCAATAGCGTTAAACAATTAAAGGAGAAAAGAGAAGATGCAGATTATCATGAAATAAGAATATCACCCGATCAAAGTGATAAATGCATTAAATTGGCTAAAGATATAAGACAAAAAATAAACTCAATATAATATGGATGAAAGAATAGACAGAATTAAGGCATTTCTAATTGAAATGAACTCTAAATTTAATAATTTAAAGTTTAGATGTGGACACGGTTCTTCAAACCATACATTTATTATTGAAGTAGCCCCCTTGTCAGAGTTTAACAATAACGAAGATTATGCGAGAGAAGAACTTTGTTTCGCTACACAATTTGATATTGATTATGCTGATTATGATATAATATTTGTATCTGAAGAAGATGTATGTAAAGCCCAAGATATATTATTTGAGATAGGGTATGATTCTCCTATAGAATATAAGAAAAATAACACTATCTTTGATTTTAATTTTGATTCTTGGCTTATAGAACAAAAGGAAGAAGAAATAAATTACGCATTAGCAGCATAAGTATGGAAGAGATAAATAAATCAGAATTTCGTTTTGACGGATATTTAATAAGAGAATCATCTATTAAAATAAATAAAGAGGTGAATGATGGTACCGAATTAGGTATATCAATTATTCCTAGAGGAGTGAAACATAAGGAAAAATTCATGTTAACTCTTGAAGTTTCTGTAAAAGATAAGGATGGAGATTTTTCTGTGGATTTAATAACAGAAGGTTTTTTTACTTTTAAAGAAAACTTGGATATAACGAAATTGGGTACATTTTTCACCATTAATGCCCCCGCATTAATATTCCCTTATATCAGGGCTTACATTTGCATGCTTACATCATTGTCTGGAGCAGGTAGTGTTGTCCTCCCAACCTTGAATCTAGTAGATGTTGGTAGAGAGCTGGCTGCTAAAATAATTGATAAAGATAAAGCGGACTAACCTCCGCTTTTCTTTTGCCGTTTTATCTCATTTCCCTTCTAAAAAATAAACTTATAACAACTAATTTCCCACAATTGCTCAATTGTGGTTTATCCCTCATATAATAATTTTATAGCTTTCTTCTTTGAGTGTAACTTTATGCTGTTGAAAATCAAAACTAATTCATACAGTATGAAAGGAAAAATCTTAGTAGCGCTAAAAACGAAGTATAAAACCTTTGGGTTTGGTGATAAAGCGTTTGACGGGGTGGCTGACTACTTGTCTAAAACCGTAACTGAAGAAAGTCAAATAGAAACTGCTATTAGTGGGGTCGAAGGACTTCTGAAGGCTTTTCAAGGAGACATTGATACTGTTAGAAACGAAAAATCGGGTCTACAAAAACAATTGGACGAATTGAAAAATAAAATCGAGAATCCCAATACTAACCCAAAACCGAAGCCGGAAGAAGAGAAAGATGATATAGCGACCATCATTGCGAACGCAGTTAATGCAGCCGTTAAACCTCTTTCTGATAAGCTTACTCAATTTGAAACAGAGAAGACACAAGCCACTCGTCAAGAGCAAATCATAGGTAAAGCGAAGGAGTATGGTATTCCCGAAAACCTTGTTCCTATGTTGAATATTCCCGAAGATGTAAACTTGGATAACTATTTCAAGGATGCAAAGCAGACGTTTGCCAACGCAGGATTTCAAGATGTGAGAACTCCCGAATCGGGAAGCAATGAGCAAAACAATTCAAATGACATTGCCGCCCTGATAAACAAGGGAACTGAAGAAATTAAAAACTCTAAACAGGATTATTATGCCAGCAGGTTTTAAGTATGATTTAAATCCGATTGAGAGACAAATGCCGGAAATGTGCCGTTTTGAAACGGTTTATAGATATTCCGGTGGTTTCAATCTGGATATTTCGAATTTGACAGGGGTTGCGCAGATCCCGCCTCTTACCCCTTTGGTTCTTGATTTTGTGAAACGAACGGCAAAAGCTGTTTTGAACGTTGAAGTAGCCGAGAAGATCACTGCCGGTTCTACTTCGTTGAAGATCAAGAAAAATTCTCTTGCGTACGTCGGTATGCATATTGGTAATGGTACAAATGGTGGTACAATTGAAGCTATCGACAAAAGTAATGCGGAATATGATACCGTTACTCTGGCCGCTTCGCCAACGCTTGCCGCAGAAAAGGATGCGGTATTGTTTGAAGCTACTGCCGCAGCCGGTAAAACGGCAAAAGCAACAGCAACAGCTTTAAATTATGCATGGACTAAAGTAGAAGCGGGTGCAACTGTTACCGCTATAGGCCAAGCGTACGAGATCAGACCGACAAGACTCATTGTTCCTATCTCCGATAAGGATAAGGAGACTTTGGGTGACAGATTCATGTTCACTTATTAAAGAAAGGAGGAACTATGTATTTGACTATTCAAACATTACTGAATGATCCGGGAGTGGTGAAAGCGGTTATCGACCGTGTGCAGGCTCTAAGACTGGATCAAATCTTTTGGAAAAAGCACCTCGATTTTGAGGAAACGAAATCCCGTGTGTTCAAAACATATTTGGGAACAGTAACGGGTGTTGTTGCCGGTTCTGTAATTGACCGTAACTCTAACAAGCCGTTAAGAGAGCGTAAATCTTTGGGTTCTGGATATGGCGAAGTTGCCTATATGGGGGATAGATACCAGATGGACAACGATAGACTCGATATGCTTCAAGAACTAATCAATAAGTTCAATCAGGCGAAGACACCAGATCAACGGGCTGCACTGGACGATATTATCAACTATATTATAGATGATATGCGTCAGGTATTGCTTGCTCCACACAAACGTATGGATATTGTGGACGGTGATCTTCGTTCTGATGGTAAAGCATCGGTAAAGGTAGACGATAATCCGCAAGGAATTGAATTGCTTGAAATGGAACTTCCGGTTCATCGTATCACTCCGCAAGTTTCAGACAAACTGAATTTTGTTCGTTATCTTATGGAGAAAACCGTTGAATTACGTACTAATTTCGGCATGTTCGTTTCTATGGAAATGTCCCGAAAGACTTTTATCAAAAGCATTATTGGATCAAAGGACTTCGGAGAATTCTACAAACAAAGCTTTGATTCTAAAGAAGTCCAACTGTCTGCCGGGCTTATGTCTAGTGAGATGGCGACCACTATCTTTAGAGGATTGGGCTTGCCGCCTATCGTAATCAACGAAGATTTGGTAGAATTGTCAGACGGCACTTTCAAACAGGTATTTAAAGACAACCGTATTTCTTTGTTTACCACTCCTAAACAGGGAAAGATGCGCTGGCATACTCCGTATGAAATTACCGATCCAGTTCCGGGAAAGACTTACACCCGTTCAGAAGGTGGTATGTATATTTCCAACATACGTACGGATGAAGGCAGGTTCATGGAATATGGAGCCGAATGGATCCCGGAATTTACATCTCCCAATAAGATTGTAATTTTTGACCTGGATACGATGAATGCGTAAGTATGATAATTAGTGACTACATAAAGCAAAAGTTTCAGTCATTCGGCATATCATTGTCGGAGGCTGACTTGGTAGAGATGAATCTTTCTTCAGGGGTTGATCCAGACGGGGAAATGACTGAAGACAATTTACAGTCTATCTCTGTTGCGATTGCAAGATTTATTCCCTCCTTATTGCTTAGAGCTACTTCTAAATCGGTATCAGAAAACGGTCATTCAAAGTCTCTTTCTTGGGATATTTCCGGGATAAAGTCATACTATTCTTTTTTATGCAATAAGTATGGACTGAAAGATGAACTGAATACAGATAAACCTAAAGTAACATTTTGGTGATATGCTAGAAGAACATCCGCATAAATTGCAATTACAGGTTATTACTCCGGAAGAGAATGACGAGTATAACCGACCAATACCGGAAACCGGTGGAGAGTATTGGCAGGATGTAACAGATTGCTTCTGCCATGACAACTCCCAACAGAAAGAAGTTTCTGTCAATGGTGAACGCTGGGTATATAATTACCATGTGGTTTATGAGGGTAAAAAGATTATTTTAGGATCTCATATCAGATGTCTGGACACCGAAGGGAATATTGTAGGAGAGGGAGATGTGAAGAAGAATGCCGAATGCTATTCGGAGGAGTTTAAGGGTAGATGTGATATTTGGGTATGATTGTAACGACTGACATAGCGAATATTATTTTTAAAGATTGCAAGTCTTTTGGAATCTCTGAAATGTATCAACGGGGAAATATCCCTGAAGGTAAAGTAAAGACCGAAAGAATTGTAATCTACCCCAAAACTCAACAACCGGATGCTTACTGGGAAAAAGGATATGTTGAAGTAAACTTCTGCGTTCCTGTAACAAGGTCTGAAAAAGCAAGCTTGATTCGCTTGAATGAGCTGGAACGGAAAGCAAAGACGTTTTTTAAAGATGGTGTTGTTTCCCAATATGACGGCTCCTGGTATCGTTACTCTTCTGAAAGTATCGGAATAGAAGAAGACAAAGAATTATGTTGTTACTATGTAAATGTGAAATTATTATTTGAAACTCTAAACGTAAATTGAAAAGATATGAAACCGTTTATTGGAATTAAAAAGATTTGGTACGGTGATGTTATAACTTCTGCTGTGACTAAATCAAGTCTTAAAACGTGGTTAGGTGCTGCTACGGAAGTTGAAAACTCTCATCAAGATACTTGGGCGTATACAGAAGATGATCCGACCTATACCGACTATATCAACGAGTTGAATGGTAGTATCTATTATCGTGATGTTACTCAAAAAGGAGCTAAAACAATTGCTTTCACTATGGGCGTTTTCTCTTTTGATGATAAAGTAGAATTGGAAGGTGGTGAAAAGGTTGATACTGATGCAGGCTGGGCTTCTTCTGACACTCCGGGAATTGTAAATAAGGCAATCGTAGGCCAAACAAAAACAGGAAATTATATCGTATTTACCAATGCTGCTGTTATCGCAAAAGGTAATGCGGTAGAAAAGAATATCGGTCTGGGTGTAACAGCGGTGGCTATGGAAAATCCTAACTCCGGTGTTAAGAGCGACTATCTGTTTGATGGCGAAAAGGTAGATGCTGCATGAACTGATGAAAAAGTGGCGATTGCTTCTTCTGAATCGGCTACTCTAAATAGTTATTCAGCTGGATCAAGGCGGGTGAACGCTGGGAGTGCTGTAAACTATGGCTCTTCAGGAGAAGATGGAAAGCAACCGTCAGAGACATTATCTATATTGTAAAGTGGTGAGGGGTGAGGATTTGTGTTTCTCGCCCCCTTTTAATAAATATCATTATGAATAAAGCAGCTATACTTGTATCTGAAGCTATCACAGGTAAAGATTTCATTCCTATAATTGTAAACGGGAAAATGTACCGTGTAAACCCGCCTACTATCCATAAAATCGCTGGCGCCTCGGCTTATCTTGCTATTCTAGAAGATAGCAAGGATATTGCGGGTATTGTTTCTTCGTTAAAGGATATTTCCGTCGCTTCTCGTGCACTTTCTTGGTTTATTGAAGGGGATGATAGTCTTGAACATGAATTATCAAAGGGAACACTGGAAGAAGTGCTCTGTGGGCTTACAGCCGCTTATTCTCTAATCTCTGTAGAAAATTTTACAATGCTGTTGGATTTAGCAAAGAACGTAGCAAATCTGACAGCAAAACAGAAGTTATAGGAAATGATTGTATGTTAGGGCAAATTGCGTCGTTCATGGAAAATCTTCATCTCTCTTACGATGAAGTAGTTTATAAAATCCCATATCGCAATTTGATCATCATGCAAAAAGATAAGTTGCACGCTGTATACGATGGGGAGGTGCTTAAGGAAGTATCTGATAAGGATTTCTTTGGTGAAAATATAAAATTTGATAAGTAATGAAAGTAACGGTTGATTTGTCGGGTCTGGACGAGTATGTTGAAGAGGTGGACGAGTATACAAATGAGCTTATGAAGGAAGCGGCGCATAATGCAGTTGACACTCAAAAGGAAAGAAATGTGAGTAGCAAGAAAACTTATCAGAACCATACGTGGAATCTTCGTAATGCTCCGGGGGCTGCTGTAGTTCGTGATGGGAATATCGTTTATCTATATGTCCCGGCAGATAGCGAACATGCGGGGGCCAAAGGCAAGACAGAGAACTTGCTTATATATGGGAAGCTACCCAAAAACGGTGTTGTGTTCGCTGATGGAATGGAGTATGCGAGCTTTGTTTCTAGCAAGGGTTTTGACGTTCTGGATTCGGCAAGCCTAACCGTGGAGAAAGAGTTAAAGGAATCATTTGGTAACGAAAACGTAAAAGTCACATGGCAGGAATGAAATTTACCGCAGATGTTAATGTCGAAGACATTATAAAACTGCGTCAAGAAATAGATAAATTGAAGAAGTCTCTAATTGCTGTTGCGGGGATACCAAATAGTGATGTGGCTATAAAACAATTAGAGAAAGAGATAGCGGTGGCTACTAAAAAATTAGAAGAGTATAAAAACAAATACCTTCAAATCCAAAAGCTGAAGCATGACATTGATTCTTCCAATGATGCAGTCAAAAAGGCAAAGGACGAAACAGCCGCATTGCAATCCACAAATAAATGGATTGTGGCCAATACAGAAGCCGTAATAGAAACGGATAAGCAGATAAAACAATTAAAGAAAGATTTTAGTGCGCTTTCTGATGAAGAGAAAGTAGGAGATACTGGTACAGCAAAAATTCGCCAGATTCAGCAGTTGGCTGCTCAAAGATTAGTAGAGGAAGAAGCTGTCAGAAAAACGATTAAAGCACAAAAAGATCAGATAATTCAAAGTAATGCAGAAGAAGGTAGTATTACGGCATTAAGAAAGCAATTGATTCTTTTGATAAAGGATTACGATGATCTTGGACGGGTAAGAAGGGGGGGAGATGCCGGAAAAGCATTGCTAACCCAAATATCGAACGTTCAAAAGGAATTAAATGCAGCAGAGCAAGCTTCTGGAAGATTTCAGAGAAATGTAGGTAATTATGCAAGTGCATGGAATGGACTCGGTAATTCAGTGCAACAGGTAGCCCGTGAACTTCCTTCACTAGCTGTAAGTGCAAATACTTTTTTTCTTGCAATATCAAATAACCTTCCGATATTAGTTGATGAAATAGCAAAAGCTAGAAAAGAATATGCAAATTTCAAGGCAGAATTAAAAGCAGGAAATAAAGATGTCAAGGCTGTTGCTCCCGTATGGCAACAGCTTACAAGATCTATTTTAAGTTGGCAGACCGCTCTTGTTGTTGGGCTGACTTTGCTTTCTGTATACGGGAAAGATGTAATTAAATGGATTGGAAGTTTAGGAAAAGCAAGAGATGTCACCCTTGATTTGCTTTCAGCCGAACAAGAAATGGCATTGGCTAGAAAGTCCGCATGGTCTAGCATAGCCAAAGAGCAAACTCAACTTGATATTCTGTATAACAAATTAAAAAATGTAACTCTTTCCACTACAGAGAGGAATGCGGCTGTTCGTGAGTGGGTTAAAAACTATAAGACTCATAGTGATATACTGGAGGGCGAAAAAGTAAGTATAGATAAATTAAATAAAGCTTACAAGGAATTAACTAAAGAAATTCGCAATAGTGCAATTGCACGAAAATATGAAGACACATTAGCTGATATGTCTATCAAAAGAGAAGACGAAGAAATAAAACGGTTAAATCAAAAGAAAACTTTATATGATGCCGGTCTTGAAATGTCAGTTGCGCAGAGAGAATATGAACGAGTACAGAGAGAATATGATAAAGGACAAACGTCTTCGCAGGTTTTATCATCTGCAAGAGTTAGGTATTTAAATGCTGTTGATAATTGGAATAAAGAAAAGAAAGTCTATGTAGATGCTATAAATACGGTTAAGAAGTATGATGAAAATATGGCTGTTATAGAAAATCATATTTCTACTTTAGATTTATTCCCTCAACCTAAAGAAGGAACCTATGATTATTGGCAACAACAGGTTGAGATAGCTGATGATGCATTGAAACAAATAACATCTGAACAAAAAAAAGTTTTGGATGAAGCATCGAAAGATTCAAAAAAAGATCTTTATGGGTTGGGTATAGATAGGGCTGTTGTGGATTCATATAAGAAGGCTGTAAAAGATAAGGCTGAAGCAGAAAAACAGTTAAAAGTTTATGGGGATTCCTCTAAAGAACAGAAGATGGCCGAAAAAGAGGCTGAAAAACGAAAGAAAGAGCAGGAGAAACTAAACGAAGATCTTTTGTCTCTCCGTCGCCAGAATCAGCAGGCTGAAATTGACCTTATGGAAGAGGGTACAGAGAAAAAGCTGAAACAGATTGATTTGGATTACCAGAAGGAAATAGATGCCATTAAGAAACAGAAAGCTAGTTGGGAGTCGTCTCAAAGCGGAAGATTGACAGATGAGCAAACTAATCAACTTGGGATATGGGCTTCTAACGCTGCAAGAAATAGAGAAAAAGGTATAACAAGTACTAATAATGAAAGATTAGAGGCTGATAAAAAAGCATGGCAGGAATATTTCATCCAATTTGGTAATTATCAAGAGAAACGGAAGAATCTTATTCAGAAGTATGATGATGAAATAGCTAAATTGGAAGAACATAGTGCTGAAAGAGCTACTAAAATTGCTGAGAAGAATCAAGCAATAGATCAGCTGGACGAACAGTTCGGGAAATCTACTCATGTCATGGCTGATTTGTTTGAAGATGCAAGTGAAAAGAGTGTATCATCTATTCAAGATATTATTGATAAGTATGAATTGTTAATCAAGTATATGTCTGGAACGGATGAGTCAGTATCTCTTATCAATTTAAAATCAGTAGGTTTCACAGACAAGGATATCGCAAATCTTGAGAATGGGACAATCAATATCAAGGATATAACGGATGCCATAAAAAGGCTAAAAGAAGAAGTTAAAGGTAAATCCCCTTGGTTATCCTTTTTCTCTGATATGAAAAAAGGAATCGATGATATAAAGAATGCTAATGGTGATACAAGGAAGTTCGGCCAGGGCATATCAACGATAGGGGGAGCTATAACAGAGTTTTCTCCTGCTATCAAACAGTTTGGGAGTGATATATCTTCCATATTTGGAGAAGATTTGAACGATGAAATAAATAACGTTATTGACGGTCTTTCCGGTCTTGGGCAAACGGCAGTAGGAGTAGGACAAATAATGTCTGGAGATATTGCCGGAGGTATCATGAGTGCTGTAAGTGGAGTCTCTCAACTTGTCAATGCAATGGGTAATTTGTTCGGGCCGGACGGTACCGCTTATTATGAAGGAGTAAAGGAACAGCTTGAAGCAATAAATGAGGTCTATGATCGTATTATTGACAAAAGCAAGGAAGATATAGTTTTCGGTGGTGGATTTGCATCTGTTCAAGCAGCTACACAAGCCATGGATAATTACGAGAAGAAAGTAATTAATCTCCAAAAGATTGCCGCAGCTTCAGGGCGTGCCGGTGCAAGTTGGAAGTCTCATAGTGCAGAATGGCATTCTAACAAAAATGTTGGTGCAATAGGTGGTTTTGAGCAGATGAGCGACATCCTAGGTAAATCAATAAGCTCCATGACAGACTTGTATAGTTTGTCAGGAGATGAATTGTTCCTCATTCAGTCCCAAATGCCGGAAGCATGGAGTTTAATTGATGCCAGAATTCGTGAAAACCTGGATAGCATCGTAGCTTGTAAAGATGAAGCGAATGAACTGAGGGATGCTCTTAATCAAGCCATGACAGGGGTTGATTTTGATTCCTTCTACAATGGGTTTATTGATCAGTTATCCGATATGGATACTTCTTTTGAAGATATGTGTGATAACTTTGAGGATTATCTGCGTAAGTCAATCATGGCAGGATTAGTCGCTAGTCAGTATCAAGGCCGTATAAATGCTCTTTATGAGCAATGGAGCGATGCAGCGAGAAGTGATAGTAAAATTACTAAAAACGAAGCAGACCTTCTCAAAGAACAGTATCAACAGATTGTAGAAGATATGATGCATGATCGAGAAGAAATGTTTAAAACATTTGGGTGGGATACTTCTGCTACTTCTCAGGAATCGTCGAAGAAAGGCTTTGCAACTGCTTCTCAGGATTCAATAGACGAACTTAACGGACGTTTCACTGCTTTGCAAATTGCCGGAGAAGAGATTAAGAATCAGAACCAGCTTCAAACGATGTCTATTCTTGAATTGAGAGCTGATATGCTGCCTATTATTTCCAATACTACAGGGATAAAGGATATTGCTAGTGAGACACGGGATTTGTTAAGGCTGTCTTATGAAGAGTTGACAGGTATTCATGATGATACAACAAGCATGAACAAGTCATTGAAGAATATTGAGACAGATATTGCAGAAGTTAAACGTAATACATCAAAATTATAATATATGGTTGACTTATTAATTAACAATAAAGACGCTTTTGCGACGTGGGGCGTGAGAATGGGAGACGGGTTCATTGAAGCTATCTACGCTCCGCTTCCAATGAAAGAAATTATAGAGAATAAGTCTCGTTTACAGGACGGGAAGAAAATAATTATAGCCAATCGGAAGATTGATGAACGGGATCTAACGCTAACCTTTACCCTACAAGGGAATTCCTCAACTGATTACATAGCTAAGTATAAAGCATTTCTGAATGAGATAACAAAGGGGGAATTTACTGTCAAGATCCCAGCGTTAGGCGAAGAAGTATATCATTTGTATTATATTAGGTCCGCTTCTTTTGGAATCAATACAATAAGGACGTTTTCAAAGATCTCAGTAAAGCTAAACGAGCCGAATCCGGGTAATAGAGAGTAAAATTGCCACAATAGGCAAATTGTGGTTTATAGGGTTGCCGGATTTTATGTTTTGAGATTTTTATCTCCGAACTTTGGTGTGTTATGGAATTAGTAGACATCAAAGACATATCCGGCAACATTCGCTTTTCGACTCCTATCAATGAGGGTTCGAAAAGACACTTCCTTTTGATGCAGGAAGATTATGTAACTCTAAAGTTTTCCCTTGCCAGTCCTATCTATTTCAAGTTAGGGGACTACATAGACAATGAGTTGGGAATATTTGAAGTAGTAGACCTGTATAAACCTACCTATAATACCACTACCGGAGGCTATGACTACGAACTCCGCCTTGACGCTTATTACTGGAAATGGAAGAATAAGAAATTCTTCTATACTCCACAGAGTGGCGGTAAAGAGGCTAGTTGGAATTTGACTGATACCTTAAATGTCCACATGGATGTATTTATAAAGAATCTGGAGGTCTTAGGATATAAGTATAAAGATAAAGCATTTACTTATGAGATTGATGCTTCTGTTGATGAATCGTCCAAACTGATTTCATATAATAACATGAATATGTTGGACACCCTATCTCAGATGGCGGAGACTTTTGAATGTGAATGGTGGGTAGAGGAAGGGGTGATCCATTTTGGCCGTTGTGAACATGGTGATCCTGTTGACTTTGAGATTGGAGTTAATGTCGGTTCTATGAGTCGTAGCGATAGCCAGACTTCCTACGCTACTAGAGTATATGCTTTTGGTTCTACACGAAACATTCCTTCTACTTACCGGAAGAATTTGATATTTGATGTTAAAAATGTTACAGGAAGAGATATTTCCGATACTTCAAGGCCTCTAAATATAAACTTTTTCCCATCGTCTTCCCATACAGGGATATCTCCTATCAACATGAATGTTTTCAAAGAGGGAGAAATGGAAGGGGAGCAGAGTGCCTATAAAGTTACAACAGATGTTTTTGCTTCTTCTATGCCGGCAAGCAAATATCGTATATCATTCAATTCAATGACGCTATACTTTAGCACCCGATTCACGTCAAACATTGAAAATTTTAAGGCAAAATTATCATTGGTTTACCATGTCGGGGGCGTAGAGAAAGTACTGGATATTCAAGAGAAAGTTTTCAATAATTCAGTCTCAAGTCTTACTATTGGTTTTAGCGACACCGATTTCTCTCTTTCTGAAAAGGCCGATAATTGCAAGCTCTTGTTTACATTCAGCTTTACTCTGAATCATCCAGGAAAAACGGTGATATACACTATCGGAAGGGCAGGAGAAAAGAATGTCAAAATAGAGTGCCTATCTGCATCGGCAGACGTATCTGTAACCTTTCTCTCTGGTACCAATCCGGGAAAAACTTTTTCGGCTACTTATAATCCTGATCTGTTAACGGGTGATGACTCCAATGTTATACGTTTGCCGGAAGGGGTCACAGCTTCCATTGGTAATCGGTATACTATCAACAATATAATAAAAAGTCAGGTCCCTATAAGTTATTTTTCTGACGATAAGGATCTGTTGACCGTTGAAGGGATTGTAACCAAACGCTTGATGATGCCGGAGGGAGTTCCATACATTGACGCATACCCCGACATGTATACAGAGGAAGCAATTGAACAGATTGTTGTTTTTGACGATATTTATCCAAGTCGTGTGGGTGGATTAGGGGATGTATATACGCATTCATATACTGATATAACAGAGAAACCAGATGGTAGTAAGGATGAAGAAAAATGGACCGCGTGGCGATTTAAAGATGCTGACCTAGGTTTTCATTTCTCAAAAAGTTATCAATTACCCGGAGAGGAATTGCGTGTTATATTTCAATCCGGTCCTTTAGCCGGTATGGATTTTGAAGTCATATTTAACCCCTATGACCCCTCATCTGACATATATCAGTCTGAACTTCTTGAAGACGGGACGTGGAATCCCAAAGCGCAGGTATATGAAGTAAAGCGTAACGATGATTATGGGCGTATGCTTCCGGATGAAATATTGCATCCTACCAGTGGCGATACATATATCCTTTACGGATATGATCCTCAGTTTATATCCGATAAACTTATTCCTGACGCAGAGAAAGAAGTTGAAAAAAGAGCAAGGGAGTATATCAATGAATTAAAGCAGGACCCTTCTACTTACGACACTACGATGATGTCGGACTATGTCTATGGTATTGACCCTGATACTGGCATGTATGACCCCGCATTTTCGAAGCGGTTTTCCGTTGGACAAAAAGTGAATCTGATCAATAAGGCATATTTTGAGGACGGAAGAATATCACGGATAATTGGTTATGAATACCCATTGGATATTCCGTATGATTCTTTGATATATACTGTCGGTGAGACTGCTCCTTACTCTAAGTTGGGGGATCTGGAAAGTAAAATTGATTCTATTACTTATCGTAAAGAGAAGATTAAGCAACAAGTAATCAGTAGTGGAGGGACATCTACCGATACTGGTGAAATAACTGCCAAGTTCACAAAAAATGTAGAAGTTACCGTCGATAAGGCCGGATATTTTAAGGCCGGTGATGTCATTCTAGAAGGAACTACGGTAGTAGATGCCTTTATTCGAATGTTATCTCAAAAATCAGTAGGAGAATTGAAAAGCAAAATATCAACTCCCAATGATGTTGAGTTCGGTACAGACAAAGGTTACATCACGTATACTGCATCAAGGAACGGTCAGGGGCCTATGGAGTCTGCGTATTACGACGGCAACCCTAATAATAAACTGAGCTTCTCAGAAGAAGTTGGAGGTATCCAAACTGCTGTCAGACAGTTGGAGGGTATATATACTCGTAGTGAAACCTATGAAGCAATGATTGTATATGCTGCTAGTGAGGATGGCTCATTGCCAAGACAAGAACTTAGAGATACAATCAGTGTAAATGTCCGCCGTAAATGGTTTGCCGGTATATGTTCTTCTGTTCCCGCCACTTCTGCTGAAGTACGTGCATTAGGAACAAGTGGACTTTATAAGGGGCCGGGCACATATAAGTTCTCTGTAGATAAATGGAAAACGATTGCTGTGTGTATTCCAGCAGATGTGATCAAAGAATTGACATTGACAGCTTACCCGGGCAACTTCATAGAAGATACGGGTATTACTACCGGCCCGGTGGATATTTCCGTAGAAGGAGCCAATGGAAGTGCCGCTATTAGTTATAAGATGTGGGTTATTCAGACACCCGGATTGAATGACCCTGATACTTTCACTTTTAAAACTGCATAAGATTATGGTGAAGATAAACGGAAGTAGTTTTGCATTACAATATAAAAGAACAACGGGAAGACCTATTGATTCCACTGAAACCTTCAAGACATTGGAGGATGCGATATCGTATGCCCGTAATACGGACGCGGAAGAGTATTTCCCGTATGCCGGTCAGATTATTTCTGTCGAAATAGGCGAAGGCGTGTATAAACTGGTGAAGGATGATACTATATCTGAAGAAGACGGTAGAAAGCATTATCGATTATCTCCAATTATTACGGAAGAAGAATCCGGGAACAAATATCTTAGCAAGATAGAGGATGATGAAGCTAGAGGGTTGATAACTTTCCTTGCCGGTATTAATGTTAAGATCAAGGCTGTTATTCAGAAATTGATAGCCGAGGACGCAACTTTCTCAAAGGAAATATCATCAAAAGACTACGTGCAGAACCTCCTAGGCTGGCTGATTACTCCCGAAGGCCATATTGACGCAAAGTCTTTGCGGCTGCGTGATTTCTTGGAAGTACCGGAGTTGCGGTATAACCGTGTGTCTATTGTATCCGGTGAAGAATGGAATGCTCCCGGCGGTGGTATCATTGAATCAGTGGATGCAGCGAACAAGACCGTTCATTTAAAGCTGGAACCCGGGGAGGTATCACAAGTAGAGGTTGATGATATCTGTAAGGGAGTATTCAATAACGATACCGGTTTCCAAACTGCGTATTTTCGGATTACAGAAAAGATAGATAACTCTTCTTTTAAATACGTCCTCCGTAGTGGATATACTTTCAATCCTTGTAAGGCGATGCATTTTGTCGCATACGGTAATTTCACTAACGCTGAGCGCCAGAAGTCATGTTACTCTACACAGAATTATATCCGCTTCCTTAAGGGTGTTAATAACTGGGAAATAACGAAGGACATGATAGCCATGCAGTTAGGCGACTTATCTAACCTGAAGCTGTTTGGCATTGATATGTCCGGTCATAGCGCATATCTCAATAGAGTCTATATGACTGGAACTATCAGGCAGATATCCAGTGACGGTGTGACTGAGGTTCCCGTTCCGGCATTCAAGGGTGAATGGAAATCCGGCACATACTGGTACTACGATGAAGTGACTCATAACGGCAGTACATGGATTTGCATTGAATCTACGACTATGCAAGAGCCGTCAGATTCTTCTACCGACTGGCTGAAGTATACCTCTAAAGGGGAACAGGGAGCACAAGGCCCAGCCGGTCCCGAAGGTCCTCAAGGACCGCAGGGTGAGCGTGGACCGCAAGGATTACAAGGTTTGCAAGGCCCAGCCGGACAGGACGGAATTCCCGGTAAAGACGGAGAAAACGGACTAACCTCATATTTTCATATAAAATATTCTCCCGTCCAGAATCCTACGGCTTCTCAAATGACAGAAACGCCAGATGTGTTCATCGGTACTTATGTAGACTTTACTAAGGAGGATAGTAATGATCCCTCCAAGTATACATGGGCCAGATTTGAAGGATTACAGGGTGCAACAGGTGAACAAGGGATTCCCGGTGTTAATGGCGAAGATGGAAAGACTTCATACTTGCATATTAAGTATTCAAATGACGGCCAAACGTTTACAGACAATAATGGGGAAACTTCAGGGGAATGGATTGGGCAGTATACCGACTTTGAGAAAAATGACAGTAATGTATTCTCTGATTACAAATGGTCTAAGATAAAGGGTGAGCAAGGGGAACAAGGAGAGCCTGGAAAGGACGGTAAAGGTGTACAGAGCGTTGATGTTCTTTATTATCTTTCCAGTTCTTCAACCTCCCTTTCCGGTGGTTCATGGTCTACGAACTCACCAACTTGGGTAGATGGGAAATACATTTGGAGTAAAACCAAAGTGGTCTATACAGACGGTTCGTCTATTGAAACCAATCCCGCTTGTATCACCGGGGGTAAAGGTAGTACTGGAGATAATGGTAGGGGAGTATCAAGCATTGTCGAAGAGTATTATCTATCTACTTCTTCTAATTCCTTGGTTGGTGGCTCTTGGAGTACAACACCTCCGACATGGGAAAATGGGAAATATATCTGGACTAGGTCAGTAATAACATATACAGATAGCGCATCAACGACAACCGATCCGATATGTGTTACGGGTGGTAAGGGGGCTACGGGAATTGGCGTTAAGAGTGTTTCCGAGCAATACTATTTGTCTACATCATATAGTACCACTACGGGTGGCTCATGGTCTACTACTGTTCCGGCATGGAAGGACGGTAAATATATTTGGACACGTTCTGTTATAACTTATACAGACAATTCTTATACGGAAACTAAACCCGTATGCGTGACAGGCGGAAAGGGACCTAGCGGGAACGACGGTAAAGGAGTGAAATCATTTGGTATCTTATACTACCTTTCGACTTCTTCCAGTTCCTTAGTTGGTGGTTCTTGGTCTAGCACTTCTCCCACGTGGCAAAACGGCAAATACTTATGGTCTAAGACCAAGGTCACTTATACGGACAATTCTACATGGGAAAGCGATCCGGTTTGTATTACTGGAAGCCAAGGAAAGACTGGATTACCCGGTGCAATGCTCCGCCCGCGTGGAGTATGGGCAGCAAATACAGAGTATTATCATAATGATGCATTTATAGATACTGTAATCTATAACGGCCAGAACAAACTCTGTAAGATTACTCATACATCTACTTCTTCTTTCGATTCAACGAAGTGGGAAGAATTCAGTGAATTTGTGAACGTTGCTACCAACGTCCTTTTGGCGCAGAACGCAACTATTGATGTCCTCGGTACTTCGGGGATATTTGTGGGTAATCTAGAGAAGACAGAGGGTTGGATGATAACTGAAGGAGGTATCAAGCATAACCAGACAGGTTTTGAATTGACTCCTGATGGTGGAATAAATACTGCCAACGGTCAATTGATATTGACTGCTAATAGTACTCTAATCCGCACTAATACAGGTAAAGATATAGCTCTATTTAAAGAGGTTGACGGTGTTCCGATGATTGATGCAAAGAATATCAATACGGAGAATCTAGTGGTTACTACGGGAGCGAAGATTGGGGGATTTACAGTTGAGGGAGATAACTTAATTACTTTAAGTTCTGGATATATTGGTGTTGGTGTTGATAGTGGGACCCGATTTCTTAGGATAAATGAATATGGAGATTCAGCTCCAGTAAATGAGCTTCTTAATATTCGAAACGATACTGGAGCAGCCGTGGTTCTTAGTGGAGGTGGGAATAGGGCTACATTGAGTATCTTAGCGAACAACAATGCTAGGTCTGCGATTGAAAGCGCGGGTGCACATTTTTTTAAATGCCGTAGGGGAGAACGTTGGAACGCCCCTGGAGTATTGGCGGCTGGAGCTTCAAATGGCACTAATTTCTGGTATTGGACGCAAGGACATCCAATTAGTGCAAGAATGGAAGGAACAGGGAGGTGGGTTATAACTCATAATTTAGGTACAGATGATTATTTCGTTATGGTTACAGCACGGGAAGATAATTGGAATACATGGGGTGGCGCTACTCTCAGGTGGAAAAATGCCAATGAATTTGCATTCCTGGTTCGGTATGGAAGTAATATCGTAAACTTCGCATGGGATATGGTGATAATAGGTAATAATTCAAACCTTTGGTAAAACTAAATAATTATGAAAATAGATTTTAGAAAAATTGAAGTAAAGGATATCGAGGGAAAGGAGAATTCACTTGATATTTCAAAAATGTTAGGTAATGCGATTTACCAAAAGACTTCTGATTTAGGAGAATTGGAGCTTGCGCAAAACATTTATAAGAACGGTGAAGTGGAATTGTCTCCTGAACAGGCAGAACAAATCAAAGGGTATGTGAAAACAAACTTTGTAGCATTTGTTCAGGTAGCTGTCAACGAAGCTCTTTCAAAAGTAAATCAATAACTTAAAAAACAGATAAACCTATGATTCTACTAGTATTAATGTCATTCATCCTCATCGCCGGGTATGTCTTCGCGATGATAAAGAAGGGTAAAGAAATCCCTTATTCAATTAGTGATACCTACTACGCCCTGACGCATAAGTTTTGGTTTACTCTTTGCATGGTCGGCTCCGGTGCATTGCTTCTTCCTGCTGCATTGGAAGCCAGTTCCGAGAACAGCCAGTTTCTTGTATTCCTTTCGGTTGTCGGGATGATTGTATTGGGTGTGTCTCCCAACTTTAAAGGAAGTCAGAAGGCATCACATTGTATCGGTGCTGCCATGTCTTTAATCTTCTCCCAAATATGGGTAGGTTGTAATGCCTGGTATTGGCTCTTCTTATGGGTGGGACTTATTGCATATTTGGCTATTTCGATAAGTGAGAACTGGACGGGTAACTTCATTGTGACTCTTGTCAAAAGGAAACCTATGTTCTGGATTGAGATAATTTCGTTGTTAACCGTTTATCTGACTTGTCTAATATGAAAGAAGCGATAATCCATACCACTACTGGCAGTTTCGCCGCAATAGCCGGAGCGTTTGTTGCCGAATCATTGCAAAATATGATTCCATGGCTGATTGTTACGTGTGCGGTAATTCTCTGTGATCTCCTGTTCGGAGTAAGGAAAAGCATGCTAATGGGTGATAAAGTAAGATTCTCTCGCTCAATTCGTGCGACCATGGGGAAAATGGTCACTTACTTTGCTTTCGTCTGCATGGTCTGTATGATTAGCGTAGCGAGTCATAATGAATATTCTATTGATGTGTACTCCTGCTTATTAGTATGCTTCATAGAGGGATGCTCAATCGTTGGGAATATACTGAAGCCAAAGGGGATTAACATCAATCTTATCGGGGCTTTGGGCGTATTTGGTAAGAAGGTGTTTAAGGTTGACAAGGAGGATGTGAAGGAAATTATAGAAAAGGAGGAAGTAGATGAATTGGGTAAATAGATTCGAGACATTAGCCAGCAAGCTTCTATCCAAGATAGGATTAGATGGCATGGCTCACATTATAGTGTGCCAGAACTTGGTAATGTGGCTATCAAAGTTTACGCCTTTATGGTTGGCAATCATTATAACCATAGCAATCTTCATACTGAAAGAGATATACGATAAGTATTGCAAGAAAACAGAGTTCTCAATTAAAGACATCATCTGTGATTGCGTGGGTTTGGCGTTGGGAGTATTAACATTAATTTTATAGGAGGAAACACATATGGCAGATGTGAAGAAATTGGCACCGTTTATTCTAAAGTGGGAAGGCGGTTTTGTTAATGATCCGGATGACTTAGGAGGAGCAACAAATATGGGAGTAACAATCGCTACCTATGAGGCGTATTGTAAAAAGAAAGGCTATCCTAAACCGACTATAGAGAGACTAAAGAATCTTTCCAAGGAGGAATGGACAGAGATATTGAAAACTATGTACTGGGATAGATGGAAGGCAGACGAGATCAAGTCTCAGTCGGTCGCTGATATTTTAGTTGATTGGATATGGGCCTCCGGTATTCATGGTATCAAGATTCCGCAGGAATTGGTTGGTGTAATGCCGGACGGAATTGTCGGACCAAAAACTATAGCGGCAGTTAATTCTAAAAATCCACGCGAGTTATTTGATCGTATCAAGATTGCCCGCTTCGATTTTATAGAAGATATCTGCCGGAAGCGTCCCGCAAACAACAAGTTCAAACGCGGATGGCTGAACAGAATTAACGATATCAAATTTGAATCATAATAATAGGAGGAACAATCATGGCATTAACAGATATAACCTTTGCTAAAGGCGAACGTAATTATATAAGTGATACTGTACAAGTAAATTCGGCAGAAATAGGATTGCAGATCACATTTGAAAAAGGAGGTAAGCTCTGGGTGTATATAAGCTATGACGGAGAAAACTTCTCTGTTGTAGAGAGCAGAAATTACGATAAGAAGTTCGCCCGTCCGATTGTCGGAATAATCCCCGGACAATACATCAAGATTGAATGTGAGACGCAGCCGGTCAAGGCTCAATATTTTGAATCAGAAGAGTAATGGGAGCGGTAGGATTAAATCCGATTAGGCTTGATGCGATAGGGCTTGATCCTATCCGCTTCAATGCGATTAGGTTTGGAGTTCCGGGAGCTTCTTCCGCTACCGACCGTCCCTACATCTCTCCCGATGTATTGTCTGCCTTGGCAGGTGTATGGATAGCTGACGGAAAGAGCAACACTGATCCCGACCGCAATATCATCAAGAACAAGCTTCCTGGCAGGGGAGGGGATTTTGAGATATTTAATGCTGCGTATAAGTTAAATAGTGGCTTCGGTAAGTATGATGAAGATTTTAGTACCATGAAAGATTATGGTACTAAGGGCATTGTTCGTACCTCTAGTAAGATATATCTTGATGAATCTTTTGATTATGATAAAGGATTTTGGTTAGGCTATACTAATTCTCCTTCCCCTGCATATAAAGTTAGAGTTTCTGGAATACCTAAGGACGGGGTTCTTAATTATACTGGCGGAAGTTGGATAAATCTTATAAATGGAATAAATGAGTTACCTGCAAGAACTAATACAGAAGAAATTCACGGATTTGTTGCTCAAACTCCCAATGTTGACTGGTCTAAATTAGTTATTGAGCAAATTCCTGAATACGAAGGTTCCTTTGTTACTGACGGAGTCAACGACATGATTGTCAGTCAGAATCCTGTATCCGAGATGCTGGACGGAAGCAAGGAGTTAACGGTTGTGTCCATGATTCACCAGATAACAGGAAATGAAAACTATACTAATGGATACACCAACTGTATTAGACATAGTGGTGGATTTATTAGGAATGTCGTAGCAGGGAAAGACGGGAAAGGGCTTAACAAAACAGGTATTTACGGATATACTAGTACCCAATTAGATTCTTCCAATATGGGACTAGGAAATGTTATTAATAACATACTTGGAGATAAAGAAGATTATGCTTTTGAAAGGAGTTCTACCTACATACTAGACGATGCTAAGTATTCGGTACAGAATTTCATCAATGGAGAAGGTAATGTTTCTAACGAAGGTTCACAAGTTGCCTGGTACTGGACTTTCATCGCCAAGAGAGTATTGACCACTGACGAGATTAATCAAGTAATAGCCTACTACAACTTGGACAAGTATGTTAAGCCTGATATTTACTACAATGTGAAGAAGCAAGGTCTTACTAATGATACTCCCGATGAAGATTGGTATCTTAAAGACTTTAGTGGTAATGGACGTGATATGACGTTATATAATTATGCTAGAACTCCAGAAAGTGGTATTAACGAAGAAGGAGGCTTGCAATCAGACGGAGTAGATGACTACGGTCAGTTTGTAGGTGATTTGGGATTGAAGGATTACACTGTGGCTGTCGATAGAGCGTATCAGGATGAAAATGTAAATTGTGTCCCATTTATATCTTCTGTTGGAAGAACGGGAGGTGCTCCTTTTTTAATGGAAATGGTGCATCCAACGTCTCATGTTACCTATCCTTATAGTTTTGGTACTCCAACAGAAAGCGTTGTATTAAATTCGTCAAGACAGATCTCATATCAGTCTACTTATGTATATAACAGGAACAGTATAGCTAGAGGTAACTCTGTTAAGACGGGTGACGGACTAACAATAGGCTCAAATGAGGGAGTCTCACAATATTCTAAATTATGCTTGTGGTCTTTCCTTCTATTCCCATACACCCTTTCTGAGTTTCTGTTGGAGCGCCAGCTAAAGAAGCACAAACTAGGCACTCTGTATCCGGGTATGGTGGAGTTCAGACCAATAGTGAAGAGCAACATCCCTTACTCCTCGATATCCTACTCGGTTAATCCGGGGGAATACGTTATTGAGGGTAGTACGGTCACTATCACCATAAAATTGTCAAATCCCTCTGATAAGCTGGTCGATATATCATCTAACGCCATTAGCGACATATCCATATCTGGAGACAACGGTGTCTATGAAGTAACCGGAAAGATCACCAAGTCTCCACAGAAGATCAACATAGTTATCTCCAGCTACTTGACAATGTTAGACAACGAGACTTTAATAACCAATGAAACATTAATTAAAAACGAATAATATGGAAAAGATATTTGACATAGCAAAAGACTCCGAAAAGTCGTGGGGAGTCATTGCGCAAGGGATAGATGGGAACTTCGAGGAAATAGAGACTAAGATGACAGATATCCCGATATCTTCCGTTAAAGAAATAAAAGAATACTCTCATGATGACACACAAAAAGGGTATTATTATGCTTTAACACAAGGTGTGGGAGGAATAGCACCGTTGGAACCAGTGTTATTTTCGGATAGTGGCTCTCAATGGGAATGTATGAAGCTGCCGGTCTTTGCGGGCAACATATGCACTATTGCTACTCAAGGTGGAAATAATGGTAGAGCTTATGCCATTACGGACGAATCTCTAAAGATTATAGAAGTGGCTGATGCTAATGTTAATACGTTGAATGAACCTAAAGTTATCACTATCAATGAAAATGGATATTTATATATAAACAATATAGTCGTTAGTGAACCTAAATTTAAAGTGAAAATAACTACCGGATTAGATATAAAAATAGATAAGCTGGTAGAACAATCAGAATTAATAAAAGAGAAAACTGAAGAGCTTGATAGAAGAGTAATATCTCCTAGATACAGAAATAATCCGTATCCTAAGAATGTCCAAAATCTGAAGATATTGTCAATAGGAAATTCTTATACAGACGATCCTACTGCATATTTAGGAGATATTGTGGAGAAGTCAGGAGCGGATCTTTCAAAATTATGCCTCTATATAGCCGTTATGAGCGGGGCTTCTTTTGAGACTTGGGTTGATAAATATAAATCCAACGAGACGGTCACAATATCCAGAAGAGTGGGGACTTATGATATTGGTAAAACATCCGGCACATTAAAAGAATTACTTGCACAAGACTGGGATATAATCACAATACAGCAGGTCTCTACTTTGGCTAACGAATATGACAAATGGGAACCATCGTTAAAAGAGTATATGGAAATATTAAGACGTAACTGCACTAATCAGAATGTGTGTATAGGTTTCCAGTTGATACATGCCTATTGGGCTGGTTATGGTGGTGCTCCTGTTGGTATTGCTAGATACAATGAGATAGTTAATAGCGTCAAACGTCTTGTTCAAGAGGTAGGGATAGACTTAATTATTCCGACTGGGACAACAATTCAAAATGCACGGAATACATCATTGCAGACGGAGCATGATATAACAAGGGACGGTTCGCATTTGTCATATGGGGTAGGCAGGTATTTATCTGCTTGCACTTGGTTTCAAGTATTGTTTTCTCCCTTTGTAAATAAATCTATTTTGGGAAATACATCAATACATGTAGTGACAGAGGAGGAAAGAACCGCAGGTGATAATAAATATGAGGCAGTAGATGTCACGGAAGAAAATAGATCACTTTGCCAAGAATGTGCTTTTTTAGCCACTTTAGATATGTATAATGTAACTGATATTAGTGAGTAACATAACAAATTAAACAGTAAAGATATGAAATACACTGTATTCCCAACAATTGACTTGCAAGAGGTTCCTCAAGAGGAGATAGACAAGCGTAACCTTGTACCTCGCAAGAGCGTAAATGAAAGTAAAACTTTGATGAAATGCCAGCACTATGCTGAGTTATTTCCTCATAAGATGATTAAGACTATTGCTGATGACGGAACGGAAGATCTGTCTTTTCCTTATCCTACCTATGAAGGAGAGGATTTAAATGTTTTGTTGTCTAGTCCGGAGTGGTCTTCAAGTGATAGTATCCTATGAAGTCCCTCCCTTGGATATTAGTCTGCCTGCTTGTAGGTGTGGTCGTGTGGATGCGTTGTAATCCGCACGATCCTTCGCCGGTTTATGTAAAAGGAGACACTGTAAGAATCCGGGATACAGTAAGAGACACAATCCCCATACCGGTGGAAACTCTGAAGCGAACAGATACGGTATATTTACCGATCCTGATAGATACCACTACCTACAGAACCGTAGAAGGCGATTCGGTCCCGGTGATTATACCGATCACAAGTAAGGAGTATAAGACTGATAATTACCGGGCAGTGGTTAGCGGTTATAAGCCCAGCCTTGATTTGATGGAGGTTTATCCGGAAAAGGAAATCATTACTCTAAAACCAAAACCAAAACCAAAACCAAAACGCCTGGGGCTTGGTCTGCAAGTAGGCTACGGTTATCCAAGTGGATTGTATGTCGGTGGTGGAGTTAGTTATAACTTATTTATGTGGTAATATGAAAAGAAATAAACTATTTGAATCAAGGAGAAAACATATCTCAAATGAGATTCGTGAATATGTATCTTTTTTGTTTAAAGCACTAGATAAGAAAGGAGGCCAACAATGATTTAATTGATTATTCAGGATCAATTCGAGGAGTATCTCGGAATGATTATTAAACACTAAGTTACCGGTAAAGTAGAAGGCCGGTTATCATAACAAATGTAGCTCTTTCGGGGGATAGAGTAAAAAAGACCCCCCGACACTAAAAGTTGACGCCAATCAAACTTTTAAACATACAAAAGCATGCATAGATAGTGTCAGGGGTATAATGTCCTTAACATTTCTATACATGCTTTTGTTCTTCAGATCTTCGTAAGTTTGATTGGCAAAGGCAAAAGTACAATAAAAAATTAAATTACTATGTGTAAGTCAGAGATTTTTGCCGAGATTCTAAATGTATGGAGATATGGGAGAACGTAGACGTAGGCGTTCAAACGGTGAGTTCTATTAATCGTATGAGGGGAGAAATCCCCTCTTATCCTAAAAAGCAATTAATTATGGGACAAAGACTAGATACGTATGACAAGATGCCTTCAGCAATGAAAAATTATCTGTCGTTATACGGTTGGCACTTCTCTAAGAAGATGTGTGAATGGGCTGTTTCTAAAATGGAAGTTGAGAACAAGGCTACCAAGCAGAAGGAAAAACTCGTTCCGATCAAAAAGGAGGAAGTAGAAGAGCTTCTGAAAAAGTACGGAATTAAACTGGAGAAAGATTCCGGGTATGATTGCGTATATGTAGCTAATATGGCGAAAGCTGATTATTATAAGAGTTCCATTATAGATGAATCCCATTTGGCATTATTCTTGAAGGATTACATAGATGATCCTGACGGGTATGACGGTCTTCCTTTTACCCGTTTCTATGCGGATTGTATCGGAAGTGGCACACCTATAATGTGGGATGATATGCTCTGATTATGATAGTTCAAGATTTCTACATACCGAAATATGATTGGATAGTTAAGGTGTACTATGCCGTAACGACTTACTGGACCAGTGATATTCTATGCGCACTTCACCGTATCGGTTGTAGAGGAGAGGATTTCAAACAGGCATACAGAAACCTCTCTTCCGGGGTTCTCAATACCGGTCTTACTTATTCGAACTTTGAGGACCGTGAGACTGTAATGGTAATTGCTCTCACTTCTTCCCCGGGAGAGTTTCAAAACTCATGGGACCACGAAAAAGGGCACTTGTGCCGGCATATCTCACAGGTATTCAATATTGATCCTTACGGGGAGGAAGCCCAATATCTTTCCGGTGAGGTAGGTCAGAAGATGTTTCCAATAGCGAAGAACTTCTTGTGTGAACATTGCAGGAAGAACTTATGCCGAAGATATTAAGGGGCATTTTGTCAGAAATACAGGCGAAAATGAGAGAAAAAGACTACATAGATGATTTGATTTCACAAGCAGACGACCGATACCACTCGGATTTCTGCCGGCTTCTGCTAGTAATGCTATGGAACGCCTAGAAAAGTGGCTATACTGGCTGATTCCTCTTGCGATTATTGCAAGAGTTGTATCTTTGTGCTTGTCCCTGGCTATGTAGTCGGGGATTTTTTATACCTTTGCCGAAAACAAAGTTATTATGGCGGAGGAAAATAAATACAACCACGACTCGGTGAATGAGTTACTGACATGGGCTAAGGATGTTCTTGACAGCAAGAAATATCCTTCCGGAGAGTTCCAATTGGATAAATGTGCGAAGATTCTCGACTGCGGGAAGTATCTGGATTCAATGATTTCGGTTATCTCTAGGAACTGGGAGAATCCTACATTTCATCCGACGATTGATCAGTTGAGATTGTTTAAGGAGAAGATAAGAAAAGCAGCTCATTTGGCTGCTTTTTTTGATTATATCTGACTTTGTTTCTATTCTATAAAATATTTCTTATATTTACCTGAATAAAAAGAGGAAAGTTTCTAATTTGGATAAAGTTGCTCTATTGTTGCTCTTTTTGTTGTAATGTGTTGTTATAAGTATTTGTTATACATATTATTATATTGTTTTATTTGTTAGCTTCCCAAGCTAAGGGTCACGAGTTCGAGTCTCGCTTACCGCTCACGATAAAAGTCAGATAGTTATTTTTTAGCTATCTGGCTTTCTTTTTGTGACTGAAAGATAACAATGGGCAAAGTCTCTTTCTACTATGAAAATAATGCATGAAGAATAGGGCAGTTCATGCATTTTTCGTATTTTTGCACCCTGTTTTGACACTTATGAGTACTTTAAATAAAAAAATATAATGGCAAAAGAACTGAA